TTAGTTCGCCAGATGACGGGCGAGGATGGTCTTCATCAACGAATTGCCGGGCTGGGTGCTGGCGATCATGTCCCGGATCTGCTCATTGACCTGCTGGGTTGGCACAGCAGCGTTCACCGCCGCCTGCGTGACTGCCGAATAAGCATCGAGCACATCAGCGCCGGTGATGTCGTAGCCATGGCCGAGAGAAATCCAGCGCAACGCGGCGAGACCTGCGGCGAGCGCGAATGCTGGCTGATTCTCGGCGTAGTCACGAGCAGCGCGTGTCAGCGTGCGCGGGTCGGTCGGGCTGCGCGTGGCCAGTCCGATCGCCGCATTGAACAAACCCGCATCCTTGGCAGCGGCGAACCACTTGCCTTCGGCGCCAGGCGTGCTGGCTACCAGGTCACGTAGGATCTCTTCTGGTTGCTTGTGGGGATACTTCTTGGTGATGGCGCGAAACGTCGCCAGGTTCGTTGTGCCCTGATTCGCCTCGATGGCATAGCGGCGGTAGGCCTCGTCGAGCAAACCGGAGGACAACAGGATGTCCTCGCAGGACTGGGCGATCTGCCAGCCTGGGTCATTAAGGCCGCGCGATTCCTCGGCGTATCGGATCGCATCTGCCTTCCTGCCCATCGCTGCCAATGCCTTCACACCCCAGCGCCGATCGTGCCACCACTTGAACGGCGCCTTGTCGAGCAACGCCAACAGTTCCTGGTGGCGGCCCGCCGCGTACATCGATGCCAGGCAAGCGCTGGTGCCTTTGAAGAATCCATATCCGGAAGCCTTCGGGCTCCACACGCTCTTGACGACCGGCAAAAACTCATCGGCCCAGTGCGACGCCAGCTCCGGCGTCACGCACAACTCGCCCCAGTAATCGCCGAGCAGTTCGATGTAGGGCATCTCGTCGTCCTGCAGCGCTTGCCACAAGCGTTCGAGCCAGCGTTGTCGCAGCTTCGGCTCGACGTCAGCCTTGACGATGATGGGCACCAGGGTATCGATGGCCTTGTTGACGGCCGAACCCAGTGCGCCCGATGAACTATCCACCTGTTCCAGCGCCGGCGAGAGTTTTTCCAGCAGGGTGATGGCTCCCTCAGCCGCGAGCACGGGCTCCTTGCGGGCGACCTGCTTGATCTCCGTGATGGCTTCCTTGATCCGCTGCGCCGGCGTGTCGGAGCGCCAGCCGAAGGCATGCCGGCGAAAACGGGAAGCGAATTGCCACTTGTGGGCGCTCATGATCGATCCACCATGAGCTATCGCACCGGGTACTGGCCGTTACGGATGAAGCGGTCGTAAGTGTCTTCCTCCGGTTCCTCATCATCGTGCCGCGCTCCCTGCCACTCGGCCTCGGGCAGCAATAGCAGTGTCAGCGTGTAGTCGTACTGACCCGCGACGCGCGTCATCTCCGTGACTGGCATGCTGGCAGGCTCGCGGGCAAACCAGGACTGGGCGCGCCCCGTCCGGTTGTCGCATATGTCAAAGGCGTTGTAGCTGTGCGCCAGCGCATCGTGCGGCAGCTCGATAGTGTTCTTGCGCGTCGCGAAGTAGGCGCCGGACCTGAGCGCCGCCTTGTTCGACTTGGCCCAGAGCATGTGATCGTCGCGGCTGGCTACCAGTACGGCGCGCCTTGGAGCGATCTCGGTCCAACGAAGGGCGGCGGCTGTCAACGACACCCCATAGCGGTCAGCGCAGTGGCCGAGCAGATCGAAACTGACCGGTTGACCGTCCACCTGCCGCCGGAAGTCGTCCAGCGGCATCAGCAAGGTCGAGGCGAACAGATCCGCCTCGGCCTCGATGTCGCGCTCGTTGTTGTCCCCCGTCTCGATGTCGTCGTCGCCGCATTCGAACAGGTCCTGCTGGTGACGGTGCAGGATGTAGTGGCCGAACTCATGCGCAATCGTGAAGCGCTTGCGGCCTTCCGACGGGGTGGCGCTGTTGTAGAGGAGCAGCCACTTCGATCGCGCCTTATTGGCCTTCAGCAGACCATCGAAACCTTCCAGATCCTCGCCCCGAACCGTGTCGATCGGCGAGTCCGAAAAGCACTGGCGGGAATACTCCAACGCCAGTTCGTCAACCGTGACCGGAAAGCGATCCGCACCGAGAACCGTGTTGAGCATGGACGAGATGCGGTTGGCCTCGGCCATGGGCTTTTTCGCGTCCGTCATTCATCTTCCCAGGCATCGAGGATCTTGCGGATCTTCTTCTTGTCCGGCTCGGACATGTTCTTGTACTTACGGAAGAAGGCCTCATCGAGCACTTCCTCGTCCGGGGTGGTTGCTGACTCGGTCAGCAGGAACTCCGTGGTGACCTCGAGGACGGCGGCGATCTTGCCGATCTTGTCGGCCGATGGTTTCGGATCGTCCTTGTTCTCCAGCTCCCAGATGTAGCTCTTGCTGGAGTCGGTCAGCTCGGCCAACTGTTCCAGGCTGAGCTTCTTCTGCTTCCGCAATGCGCGGATCTTGTCCCCCAGAGGCGATGGCACCGGTGTTTCCTCATTTGTTGGCTTCAATCCGAAAATAATACCACTACGCCGAACGATTTCGTACCTTCTTGACAAACCCCTAAGCGCTCCGCGACAATCTGAATCGTTCGGTACACCGAACGTCATCGGTCTGCACACCCCAACAAGAAGAAGGGGCCGTCGAGGCTGATACCAAGCCGATCCAAACCTTCTGAGGGGTATGTAGATGAACGATGCAGAAAACCTGAGCAAGCTCCTGGGCCACCTGCCGCCGGCCGTGTTCCGTGAATTCATGGTGGACGAGTTCGGTCTGGCCATGCCGGATGTGGACGCCAAGAAGCCCAAGAAAGAACAGCGTGAACACATGGAGGCTGTGCTTACGGCTCTTGAGGTGGGCGAGCGGCAGCGGATCGAAGAAGTGGCAGAACGGATCGTGCTGCTGTCAGACGGCGCCGGCCAGGACGTCATCGACGGCTTCAAGGACGACATTTTCGATGACGCCGCCCGGGAAACCTTCGCCGCAATTCCGAACCAGTACCAGCGGGCGCTGTGGTTGCACATCAATGAACCCGTGATCTTCGAGGAAGCCCTCAACGCCCGACAGGCCGACGTATTCCGGCAAAGCGCCTCCTGCTACTCCGGATTCATGGCGCCCGCCAACCTGGCGGTACTCGACGACGCGACGGCTAAGACGGCATTCCACCAGACCGTCGCTCAACAATTGGGGTGCTCCGATGACGCGGTCGCGATCCAGATCTTCAAACGCCTGCGGCCCGATACGCAGACCGGCGAAGACGTGGACCTCTACCAGATCAGCATCCACCACAACCGCCCGCCGGAAATCATTGACTGCGTGCAGGCCAGCGAACTGGTGCCACAAGAGGTGATCCGGGCGGTGTCATCGCACATCACCTATGAGCCGGCCAATGGACACCTGGAGGTGCTGTCGAAGGATACGGGTGGGCGCGAAGCACTGGCCCGAATCGTGGCCGACTCCCTGCTGCAATCGCCGATCACCGGCGAGAAGATCCCACTCAAGCAGCACGACTACCAGAGCCTGGCCGCGCCGCGAAACTTCGACTCGGCTGGCGAGCCCGTGGCTCACGTCAAGGTCGTCGAGCTTGGCTACTCCGCTGCCAATGGCCGGTCGCTGCTGGTGAAGATCTGGACCAAGGACGTCGACGACATCTACGCAGCTGCTCGGTCGTTGATCAGTCCCACCTTCGACTTCCGCGATCACCACCTGAACTACGCCAAGCTGTCCATCAAGCTGAAAAAGGTCGGCAAGGACCGCGCGCGAACGATCACCGTGATCTTGCGTGACGACAACAAGTGCAACATCAAGACGAAGCGGGAAAAGGACCGGGCGCTGTGCGATCGCCTGCTCGCCAAATGGCATCTGGTGAAGGAGATTGGCCATGTCGTCGAAGCCCCTGCCGACGCAGTCGCTGCTTGAGCTGATCGACCTGTTCGAGCAGTCGGGACAGCCGATTCTCGATGGAGATGGACAGCGGCTTCATGGCGTCCCAGGGTGGAGCGCTTTCGGGCGTACTTCCCTGACCGCCAAGCAGTTGGAACACTGGGCGGATTGCGTCGGTTATTCCGGGAGCTATCCAGCGCCACTCGGCGATGACCGCGTGCATGTCGACCTGGCCGAGGATGACCAGCCTGACCACTATCGATACCGGTGCCCCGAGACTTTTCGATGGAAGTTCGTCCCGGCCGCAGAGGTCGCAGTCTTCAGCGTCCGACCGCCGGCAATCCTGAACGTCGTCTCTGATCTTCTCGGTATCGCTCAGGCGCTGCGCAAGGGAATCGAGACGCCCTTGCTGGACGATTCACTGTGGCATCTTGGCAAGACCAGAGTGGGACCAGCACTGACAGACGTCTGGCTTGTTCGTGGGTTGGCGCGATCCGTCGAACAGGTGTTTCGGCATTTCAGCCAAACCAGTCTGCCTGATCAGGGCCTGATCTTGTCGTCGGGGGGTGTGCTGCCGCAGTTTGTCCGGCCGCCGCGTAGCTACCGATTCGCATCGCTGCGAGCTGCAATCGTCGACTACGTCGCCACGCCGTGCATCGACATGGATCTCCTGCATCGAATCCTGGCCGCTCCGCCCGATGGCGCGATCCGCCCCGTGTTGCCGGTGCACTTCGACGAGTACACCAACACGCTGACAATCCGTACCAAGACCAAGCCATGGACGATCAAGGGCGAGCGTCAGGCTGCGGCAGTCCGCTACATGTTCGAGCAGGCTATCAACGACAGGTGGATTCTCCCAGCCGCTGAAATTCTCGACGCCGCCTATGCAGATAAGAAGACGGCGCGAAGTCAGCGCATGCAGAACCTGTTCAGTGGCAACACCGACTGGGAGGACTACATCGACAACCCTGAAAAGGGGAAGTATGGCTTCCGCCGAGATTGACGCGCCACCAGTTGGCAGCACCACGCACAACCGCCTTCGGGCGGTTTTTTGCTTTCTGGGACCCGCTTTTCCCCGCAGAAGCTGCGCCCGTACATCAGCCCGTACATGGCGGCGGCAGACGCCCGCACAGGCCGACTTCGAAACTGACCTCACGAACTCGCAACAACCAGAAGGAGTGCATCGTGAGTGTCAAACATCTGAATCAAGGCCAGTTGGCCGAACGTTGGGGAGTCAGCGAAGCAACGCTTGAACGCTGGCGCTCCGAAGGTATCGGCCCGGTATTCCTGAAGCTGCAGGGTCGCGTCGCTTATCGCATCGAGGACATCGAAGCCTACGAGACCGAGAGCCTGCGCAAGAGCACCTCTGAACGCGTCAATGCGGGAGGTGCGCTGTGAACCGCATCTCCCCCGACGAAGTCCTGACCACCCCGGCCGGCGAACTGGCTGCGCTTGCCAGCGAGTCGCTGTTCCAGCTCAAGAACGACGCTGCTGATCTTCTCGCCGCTGCCAAGGCGATCGTCGATCACGTCGATCGCGCACTGGATCTCAAGTATGCCGACCGCGCGCACCAGCTCCGCCTGGCGGCAGGCAAGGACACCGGTGTCGTCCACTTCGACGACGGCCATGTCCGCATCACCGCCGATCTACCCAAGAAAGTCGACTGGGATCAGACGCGGCTCGCCGAGATCACTCGTCGCATTGCAGCCAACGGCGACGACCCGTCCGAGTACGTGGACATCAGCTACCGGATCTCGGAAACCAAGTTCAACGCGTGGCCCGAGTCGCTCAAGAGCGCCTTCGCACCGGCACGCACCCTCAAGACCGGCAAGCCGGGCTTTCGTCTCGCTCTGCTTCAGGAGTAATCGCCATGAAAACCAAACCTACGCTGCTCGAACTGCTGCGCAAACAACCGGAGATGTACCTCCGGGATCTGCCCGAAACCATTCGCATCCCAGCGCTGGACGGCAACCGCCCCGACGAAGTGGTGCGTCGCCTTGAGGACGCCACCATCGATGACGTGGCATTCGCGATCCAGGGCCTGGAGTCTGAAACCCGCGTTATCCATCGGCGCCTGAGTGGTCTGCGCGACCTGTACGAAATGGCCCGCAAGCGTGGCGCGCTCGGTATGACCACCGTTGCTGACGCGTTCGCCAGCATCAGCACTGAGGAGGCCGGCAAATGAGCCTCCCCATCATTACTGCAGACCAGCGTCTGGCCGAGCGCCGTGGCGTGAAGGGTGTGCTCGTCGGCAAAAGCGGCATCGGCAAAACCTCGCAACTCTGGACGCTGAAACCCACGGCCACGCTGTTCTTTGATCTTGAGGCTGGTGATCTCGCGGTCGAGGGCTGGGCCGGCGACACGATCCGTCCGCGCACCTGGCAGGAGTGTCGTGACTTCGCGGTGTACATCGGCGGACCGAACCCGGCGCTGCGCGACGACCAGCCGTTCAGCCAGGCCCACTTCGATGCCGTGTGCGCGCGCTTCGGCGATCCGGCCGTGCTGGATAAGTACGACACCGTGTTTGTCGACTCCATCACCGTAGCCGGTCGCCTGTGCCTGCAATGGTGCAAAGGCCAGCCCCAGGCCTACTCCGAGAAGACCGGCAAACCCGACAGCCGAGGTGCATACGGGCTGATGGGCCAGGAAATGATTGCCTGGCTGACCCATCTGCAACACACGCGCGGCAAGAACGTGTGGTTCGTCGGCATCCTCGACGAGCGGCTGGATGACTTCAATCGCCGCGTGTTCTCCCTTCAGATCGACGGCTCCAAAACCGGCCTGGAACTGCCCGGCATCGTCGATGAGGTCGTCACCCTGGCCGAGTTGAAGGCCGATGACGGCGCCAGTTACCGCGCCTTCGTCTGCCACACGCTGAACGCATGGGGCTACCCCGCCAAGGACCGCTCCGGGCGGCTCGATCCGATCGAGGAGCCACACCTCGGCCGCCTCATGGAAAAGATCGCCGGTCCGGCCAGGCCCGCTACCGAACGGCTCGATTTCGCGCGCCCCGCGCCCGCTGCCATCCCCGAATCCACTTCGACTCAGGAGTCCTGATCATGACCTACTTCGATTTCAATTCTGCTTCCGAACAGACCTCTTTCGACCTGATCCCCAAAGGCACGCTGGTGCGTGTCCGCATGACCATCAAGCCGGGTGGCTTCGATGATTCGTCTCAGGGATGGACCGGCGGCTACGCCACCCGCAACGACAACACCGGCTCGGTTTACCTGAACTGCGAGTTCGTCGTGATGGAGGGTGAGTTCGCCCGTCGCAAGATGTGGTCGCTGATTGGCCTGTACAGCCCCAAGGGCCCTGAGTGGGCCAACATGGGCCGCACCTTCGTCAAGGCGATCCTCAACTCATCGCGCGGCGTTCATCCTGGCGACAACAGTCCTGCCGCGCAGAACGCGCGCCGCATCAGCGGGTTTGCCGATCTCGATGGCATCGAGTTTCTCGGCAAGGTCGACTGGGACAAAGACCAGAACGGCCAGGACAAGAGCGTCATCAAGGCCGCGATCACGCCCGACCACAAGGACTACGCCGCCCGCATGGGTGGCGCACAGGGAGCGGCGAAGGCGCCTGCACCCGCAAACGGGTCGAACGCGTATGCCCAGGCCACGGGCCGTGCCTCCGTGCCGGGTCGCCCGAGCTGGGCACAGTAAGGGGGACGCCGCCATGATGCTCCGCCCCCGCCAAGCCCTGCTGGTCGAGCGCTCCCTGGCGGCGCTCGTCCAACACGGCAACACCCTGTCTGTTGGCCCTACCGGGTCGGGCAAAACCATCATGCTGTCGGCGGTCGCCGGCAGCTTGTTGGCCGAGCCAGATGCCAAGGCCTGCATCCTCGCCCACCGTGATGAGCTGACCGGCCAGAACCTGACCAAATTCGCACGGGTGAATCCGGGCGTCAGCACCTCCGTGTTCGACGCCAAAGACAAATCCTGGTCCGGTCGCGCCACGTTCGCGATGGTGCAAACACTGTCGCGTGACAACCATCTCGCTGCCATCCCGATCCTCGATCTGCTGGTGATCGATGAAGCGCATCACGCAGCATCGGCGTCGTACCGCCGCGTAATCGACCGCGTGTTGGACAAGAACCCGGGCGCCCAGATCTTCGGAGTGACGGCGACGCCTGCCCGCAGTGACGGCAAGGGACTGCGGGAGGTCTTCAGCAACGTCGCGGATCAAATCACTCTCGGTGAGCTGATCGCCTCCGGCCACCTCGTGCCGCCACGCACCTTCGTCATCGACGTCGGCGCCCAGGAGCAGTTGACGCGGGTCCGGCGCACCGCCACTGACTTCGATATGACGGAAGTCGAGGCGATTCTCAACAAGACGCCCATCACCGATGCCGTGATCCGTCATTGGCGTGAGAAGGCCGGCGACCGCAAGACGATCGTGTTCTGCTCGACCGTGGCCCATGCCGAATGTGTGCGCCAGGCCTTTCATGATGCCGGTGTATCCGCCGTGATCGTGCACGGCGAGCTCTCAGAATCTGAGCGAAAGACACGACTGGCCGAGTACGAATCCGGTACCGCGCAGGTCGTGGTCAATGTGGCTGTGCTCACGGAGGGCTACGACTTCACGCCCACCTCCTGCGTGGTTCTGCTGCGACCCAGCTCGCACAAGTCGACCTTGACCCAGATGATCGGGCGTGGCCTGCGCACCATCGATCCGGTCGAACATCCGGGCGTCATCAAGACCGATTGCGTAGTCCTGGACTTCGGCACCGCGACCTTGATGCACGGATCGCTGGAACAGGACGTCAATCTCGACGGACACCAACATCACGGTGAAGCACCCACCAAGGACTGCCCGTCTTGTGATGCCACCGTCCCGCTCGGCTGCCGCGAATGCCCGCTGTGTGGCTTCGTCTGGGAGAACGAGAACACCGATGACACGGATGCACTGGCCGATTTCGTGATGACCGAGATCGATCTGCTCAAGCGCTCCAACTTCCGCTGGTGCGACCTGTTCGGTTGCGACGACGCACTGATGGCGACCGGCTTCAACGCCTGGGGTGGCGTGTTCTTCCTGAATGGGCGCTGGCACGCCGTGGGTGGAGGGAAGGATCTGCAGCCGCGCTTGCTGGCAGTTGGCGATCGCACTGTCTGCATGGCGAAGGCCGATGACTGGCTGAATGACCGCGAGTCGGCCGACTCCGCGCACAAGACCCGGCGCTGGTTGAACGAACCGCCGACCGCGAAGCAACTGCAGTATCTGCCGCAGGCGCTGCGCGCCGACTTTGGCATGACGCGCTATCAGGCCTCGGCGCTGCTGTCCTTCCAGTTCAACAAGTCGTCGATTCAGCGCCTCGTGGTGGCTGCCAACGATGCCCACCGGGAGGCCGCGTGAAATGTGCAGTCTGCTCCCGAAAGGCCAAGGGCTTCGGCTACTTCAATCCACGCCTGCCGCGCAGCGACCCACGCCGTTACTCGGATCGCTGGGTGTTCTGCTCTATGCGCTGTCAGAACGCATTTTCACGGCTCATGGTAAAGACAGGAGGTCACATGATCGACCCGAGTGACATGGAGCTGGCTGCCATGGCGTCCTGTTTGGCCCCGCTGGGTGAGTATGTGGGCTCCATCGGTATGCAGCGACCGCTGGCGGACTACAGCAAAGACGAAGTGCTGATGCTGATCGACGTCGTGGTGACCGCCTACCAGGAACACATGCTCGTCGAGCACGAGCGGATGGCGGAGAAGGACCGCGCATTTCTTGAGGAACGACTCGCCCGTCAGGGTAAGCCTGCTTCGACGGGGGTGCCGTTCTGATGCTGGACTTCAATCACCGCCCCAAGATCCATGAGCAGATCGGCGTGCTCATCGATACCGCGCTGAGCACCGAACGCGACAACCAACCCCGGCGCAACTATCTCGGTGCGTCGAGGTTGGGCGTTGCCTGCGACCGTGCACTGCAATACGAGTATCTGCAAACACCGGTCGATCCTGGCCGGGACATACCGGGTCGCGTTCTGCGCGTCTTCGAGGTGGGCCATGTCCTCGAAGAGCTGGCCATCCGCTGGCTGCGCATGGCCGGATTCGATCTGTACACGCAAAAGGCCAGCGGCGGTCAGTTCGGCTTTTCCGTTGCAGGCGGCCGTATTCAAGGGCACGTCGATGGCGTCCTGAACGGCGGCCCCGCAGAGCTGCGAATGAGCTATCCGGCCCTGTGGGAGTGCAAGACCATGAACGACAAGTCCTGGCGAGATACGGTCAAGCACGGTGTCAGCAAATCCAAACCGGTCTATGCCGCGCAGATGGCCATCTATCAGGCCTACATGGAAGCCAGCATCCCGGGCATTTCCGCGAACCCGGCGTTGTTTACCGCGATCAACAAGGACTCCGAGGAGATCTGGTTCGAGCTGGTGCCGTTCGATGGCGGCCTGGCGCAGCGGATATCCGATCGCGCGGTTCGGGTCATCACGGCGACCGACAGCCAGGAACTGTTGCCGCGCCATGCGACTACACCGACGCATGTCGAGTGCAAGTTCTGCCCCTGGCAGGACCGCTGTTGGGGTTCGACATGATGGCCGACAACATCATCTGGCTCGACTTCAATGACGCCCCCGAGCAGCGCGACGACCTGGCATCCGATACCGATGCGCTTCGTGCGGGGCTACTGGACCGGCTCGAAGCCGTTCTCCACTACCTGTTTCCGCAGGGGCGCATCCGAGGTGGCAAGTTCTACGTCGGCGATGTCGATGGCAATCCTGGCAAGAGTCTGGTGGTTGAACTCGACGGACCACGGCGCGGCCTGTGGAAGGACTTCTCCACCGACGAGGGCGGCGATGTCATCGATCTGTGGGCGCGATCGCAGGGTCGCTCCGCACGCAGCGACTTCCCGCGCATCGCTGGAGAGATCCGGCAGTGGCTCGGTCTTGCTCCACCGAACATCACGCCGCATCGGCGTGATGTTCGCAGTGTGCCGATGGACGACCTCGGCGCTTACACCGCCAAGTGGGACTATCTGTCACCCGATGGCGAACTGATCGCCTGCGTCTACCGCTACGACCCACCGACGGGCAAGGAATACCGCCCCTGGGATGTTCGCGCCCGTATGTGGCGCGCCCCCGACCCCAGGCCACTCTACAACCAGCCGGCCATCGCGAAAGCGCGAGAGGTCGTCCTGGTCGAAGGTGAGAAATGTGCGGCTGCATTGATCGCCTGCGGCATTGCGGCCACCACCGCGATGAACGGCGCAAAAGCTCCTGTCGACAAGACCGACTGGCGTCCATTGGCCGGGAAATCCGTGGTCATCTGGCCGGACCGGGATGCACCTGGCTGGGACTACGCCGAGAGCGCGGCACGTGCTTGCGTGATGGCGGGCAGCGCATCCGTGGCCATTTTGGTGCCGCCGACCGACAAGCCGGCCAAGTGGGATGCCGCAGACGCCGTCGACGAAGGCTTCGATTGCGCGGCATTCATTGCCCAGGGTGACCGGCGGATCGTAAAGGCAGCCGCTCCGTCTCTGCCCACCTTCACTCTCGGCGAACTGCTCGATGACAACTCGCCGCTGCCGCCGGATCTGATCGCTCCGCGCGTGCTGACACCGGCTGGCATGTTGGTGTTCGGTGGTGCACCCAAAGTCGGCAAGAGCGACTTCCTGCTGTCTTGGCTGGCCCACATGGCGGCAGGCGCTGTATTCCTCGGCATGCATCCACCGCGTCCGCTGCGTGTGTTCTACCTGCAGGCCGAAGTCCAGTACCACTACCTGCGCGAGCGCGTGAAGGATGTGCGCCTGCCATCACACCGGCTTTTGGATGCCCGCGCCAACTTCGTCGCCACACCGCAGTTGCGGCTGGTGCTCGATGACGCAGGGCTGGCGCAGGTGATCCCGGCGATCGCACAGGCTTTCGGCGGCGAGCCTCCCGACATCATCGCCATCGACCCCATCCGCAATGTGTTCGACGGTGGTGATGCCGGTGGCGAGAACGACAACGGCGCCATGCTGTTCTTCCTGTCCCAGCGGGTGGAGCGCATTCGCCAGGCAGTGAATCCGGATGCCGGCGTCATCCTCGCCCACCACACCAAGAAGCTCGGCAAGAAGCAATTCGAGGAGGACCCGTTCCAGGCACTAGCCGGCGCAGGAAGCCTGCGCGGTTACTACTCGACCGGAATGCTGCTGTTCCGACCCGATGAAACGCGCACAACTCGCCAGCTCATCTTCGAACTGCGCAATGGCGCGGGTATCCCGCAACGGCACGTCGACAAGATCAACGGCGAGTGGCGCGAGGTCGATGCCAACGAGCGGTTGGTGATGAAGGACTACGGCGAGCGCTTGGATGCCGAGCGCCGCCGCAAGCGCGACGCGATCCTGCAGATCCTGTTCGAGGAGGCCGGCAACGGACGCTGCTACACCGCCAACCAGTTCGCGGAGTCCTTCGAGGGCAAAGCCGGTCTGGGCGGCGAGCGCACCATCCGCGAACGCGTCTCCGCGCTCTCGACGCAGGGCTACATCAAGTACTTCCGCAACGCTGCGGACTACGGTCTGCCGTCCAGCGGCCGCACCAAGTTCGGCTATCTCTGCGTCGAAGGCATGGTACTGCGCATGCCAGCGGGAGAAGTCGACACGGCCACCGGCGAGCTGCCGATGCGCGAGCACACGGTGCTCCCCACCCACTACAAATGCCCGCATTCCGGCGCCTCGATGCCCGTCGAGAGCCCCGACGTGTGGGTCTACCACGACGAATTGAACGACCCGGAGGACTCATGAACATTGCCCAATCGGCAGTTGGCAGCGCCGTTGCCAACTACACCCACTTCCTTGCCAACTACCTGCAGTTGGCAAACTCCTGCCAACTGAAAGTCCAGTCAGATCAAGGCATTGCGGGGAATGAACCGCAGTTGGCAGTTGGCATCGCTGCCAACTTGCCAACTGGCGCAAACCCGCGTGGTTGTTGGACTTTCTCCCTTTCTTCAGTTGGCGAAAACTCCCCCTCCTACTACGTAGGAGAGGGACCAGAGGGTCCCTCCACCCTACGTAGGGGGCTTGCCGGCAACCCTAGATCAGATCATTGGCGGCCATCCGTGTCCTCGATCCTGGCACTGGATCTCGGCACCCAGGCTGGTTGGGCGCTACGCGACCGCGATGGCGCTGTGACCAGCGGATCGGAATCCTTCAAGCCGCAACGCTTCGAGGGTGGCGGCATGCGCTACCTGCGATTCAAACACTGGCTCACCGAGATCAAGCAGTCCTGCGACGGCATCGACGCCGTGTACTTCGAGGAGGTGCGCCGCCACGCCGGGGTCGATGCAGCCCACGCCTACGGCGGGTTCATGGCCCACCTCACCGCATGGTGCGAGCACCACCAGATCCCGTACCAAGGCGTTCCGGTCGGCACGATCAAGAAGCACGCCACAGGCAAAGGTAATGCGAGCAAGGACCAGATGATCGGCGCCGTTCGTCTTCGTGGCCACACGCCTGCCGACGACAACGAAGCCGACGCCATTGCCCTCCTGCACTGGGCCATCGAGACGCAGGAGGTGTGACATGAAGGTTCCGACTCCCGCCTACCGTTGTGCCCTGGCTCGACTGCAGCCAGATCCGCGACCCGATCCTGAGCAGATCAAGCGTGAGGGCTGGCGCGACCAACAGATCCTGGTGATCTCGCCCGACGACACGCGGCTCGACTGGGTCGAACGTGAATTGCTTCGCCAGATCGGCGATCGGCTGTACGGGCCGAAGGAGCGTCGACATGGCTGACTGGACGATCGAGACCGTGGCCGATCGGTTCATCGAGGCCGCACGAACCGCCCACCGCCTGCCTCCGGTTCGGGTACAGGGCTACTTCAACTGCTGGCCGGCGATCAAACGCATGCCGTGGGAAAACCTGGGCGCCGAGCCACGGGTCTACTGCTTTCCTCCCGACCCTGCTGCTGTCGATCGGATGCTGGAGACCATGCGTTGGGTGCAATGGCTGGAGGAGGAGCAGCGACACCTCGTCTGGATGCGGGCTCAACGCTACCCGTGGAAGGACATCTGTTGCCGCTTTGCCTGTGATCGGACAACCGCCTGGCGCCGCTGGCAGACGGCACTGGAACTCGTCGCCGTGCACCTGCGGATGGAAACGAAAGCTGGGGCAGCCGGCAACTGCCGCTGACGTTGGGTGTAGTTGCGAACAGTGGCGAAGCCCTTGGGAATCCTGCGTAACGCTGCGGGTTTCAGTCACGTTTTGGCGTGCAACATCCTGAGGTTTTTTCGCTAGTATTACGGCTAATCTTGCGAGCATTGGGTGCGTGAAGGCCACGGAGCGATCTGTGGCCTTCGTCGTTTCCGGCCCGCGATGGCCACGCCCCGTTGCCACGGGTCCTTCCTGGCCAGAAAGCAATGCGGGGGGCGCGAGCGCGGCGCTTTTTTAGCGTCAGACTGCAAACCTAGGTTTGCAGGGTTTGCAGTTTGCACCCGCCCCATCCAGCACACATCACGAACCCGCCCACGGCTTCCCGTCGGCGGGTTTTCTTTTTCGAGGAACCGATTCTGAACACGCTCAACGTCGAGTACCGCAAGGTCGAGGCGCTGATCCCCTATGCCCGCAATCCGCGCACGCACACCGACGAGCAGGTGGCCAAGATCGCCGCCAGCATCGTCGAGTACGGCTGGACGAACCCGGTCCTGGTGGATGGCGACAACGGCATCATCGCCGGCCACGGCCGCATGGCTGCCGCGCGCAAGCTCGGACTCGATGAAGTGCCGGTGATCGAACTCGCTCACCTGTCACCATCACAGAAGCGAGCCTACGTCATCTCCGACAACCGGCTGGCGCTCGATGCGGGCTGGAACGAGGAACTGCTTGCGCTGGAGTTGGCTGAGCTGTCCGACGCCGGGTACGACCTCACGCTGACCGGTTTTGAGGATGCGGAGATCGCAGCACTGCTCGCAGACGATGCGAGAGCCGAAGAAGTCGCCCGAGAACAAGACGCCGATGAACCGGACGCCGCAGACGACGTGCCGGATGCGCCTGTGGTGCCGGTGTCCCGCACCGGCGATGTCTGGGCCATCGGGCCGCATCGCCTGATCTGTGGCGACGCCACCGACCCGACCGTGGTCGCCACGCTGATGCAAGGCGACGCGGCGCGCCTGTGCTTCACCTCGCCGCCCTATGGCAATCAGCGCGACTACACCAGCGGCGGCATCGTGGATTGGGATGGCCTGATGCGTGGCGTGTTCGCCAGGTTGCCAATGGCGGATGACGGCCAGGTGCTAGTCAACCTCGGGCTGATCCACCGCGACAACGAAGTCGTCCCGTACTGGGACGCGTGGCTCGGCTGGATGCGTACACAAGGCTGGCGGCGCTTCGCGTGGTACGTCTGGGATCAGGGGCCTGGGATGCCCGGCGACTGGGCGGGCCGCTTCGCGCCGAGCTTCGAGTTCGTTTTCCACTTCAACCGCCAGAGCCGCAAGCCGAACAAGATCGTGCCCTGCAAGCACGCCGGCCAGGAATCACATCTGCGTGCCGATGGCTCGTCCACCGCAATGCGCGGCAAAGATGGCGAGGTCGGCGGCTGGACGCACAAGGGCCAACCGACACAGGACACCCGGATTCCTGACTCGGTGATCCGCGTGATGCGCCACAAGGGCAAGATCGGGCAGGACATCGATCACCCAGCCGTGTTCCCGATGGCGCTGCCAGAGTTCGTGATCAATGCCTACACCGAGACCGGTGACATCGTGTTCGAACCCTTCGGCGGCAGCGGCACGACGATGCTGGCGGCCGAGTGTACCGGTCGTGTCTGTCGCACCGTCGAGATCGCCCCTGAGTACGTGGATGTCGCCATCAAACGCTTCCAGCAGAATCATCCCGGGGTGTCCGTCACGCTGCTGGCCACTGGCCAGTCCTTCGTCGAGGTCGTCAGTGAACGCCTGGCCACCATGGGGGCCGCGCAATGACTGCCTCCTGGTTTGCCGACAAGATCGAGCAATGGCCGACGGCCAAGCTGCTGCCCTATGCCCGCAACGCGCGCACCCACTCAGACGATCAGGTGGCGCAGATCGCCGCGTCGATTGCCGAATTCGGATTCACCAACCCGATCCTGGCGGGCAGCGATGGCGTGATCGTCGCCGGGCACGGACGGCTCGCCGCCGCGCAGAAACTCGGGCTGGACGTAGTGCCGGTGGTCGTGCTCGATCACCTGACGCCGACCCAGCGCCGGGCCCTGGTGATCGCCGACAACCGCATCGCCGAGAACGCCGGCTGGGACGACGCGATGCTGCGCATCGAGATCGCTGCCCTACAGGACGATGACTTTGACCTGTCGCTCACCGGCTTCGATGCCGATGCACTGGCCGAGTTGATGGCAGGCGACGAGCCGGATGTTGAGGGCGAAGCCGACGATGATGCTGTGCCCGAGGTCAGTGAGACGCCAATCTCACGCCCGGGTGACGTTTGGCTGCTCGGTGGCCACCGCCTGCTATGCGGAAACTCCACCGTGGCCGAAAGCTACGACCGAGTTCTCGATGGCGAGCCGGTGGACATGGTCTTCACCGATCCGCCGTACAACGTTAACTACGCCAACAGCGCCAAGGACAAGATGCGCGGCAAGGATCGCGCGATCCTGAACGACAACTTGGGCGATGGTTTCTACGATTTCCTGCTGGCGGCACTGACGCCGACCATCGCCCACTGCCGGGGTGCAATCTACGTGGCGATGTCGTCCAGCGAACTGGATGTGTTGCAGGCAGCGTTCCGCGCCGCCGGTGGTAAATGGTCGACGTTCATCATCTGGGCCAAGAACACCTTCACGCTCGGCCGCGCCGACTACCAGCGCCAGTACGAGCCGATCCTCTACGGCTGGCCCGAAGGCGCGCAACGTCACTGGTGTGGCGACCGCGATCAGGGCGACGTCTGGAATATCAAGAAGCCGCAGAAGAACGACCTGCACCCGACTATGAAGCCAGTGGAGCTGGTCGAGCGCGCGATTCGCAATTCGAGCCGACCCGGCAATGCGGTGCTCGACCCTTCGGCGGTTCCGGTACGACATTGATCGCCGCAGAGAAGTCTGGACGGTTGGCGCGGCTGATCGAACTCGATCCGAAGTACGTTGATGTGATCGTGCGCCGATGGCAGGACTGGACAGGCAAGCAGGCCACCCGAGAGTCGGATGGCGTGCTGTTCGATCAGGCGACCAGCGATTCCTCGGCGATCTCGCAGTGAATCATGAAGCCCGTCAGGTAAGGCAGGCCGCGCGGGATGCCGTACTGCTTGCTGGTCTGGCGGCCAATCATCCAGCCCATCCAGCGTTTGGTGGCGGCGTTGATCGCGTCCGCCAGGGCCTTGCCCTCGTAAAGCCCGTTCTGGACGTCGTCGGCAAAGTGGCGACCGTGGCGGCTGTCGAGGAAGATCCGCACCGATTCGAGGGGCTGGCTGGTGGCGTCCGAGATGGCGGTCATCGCCAGGGGCCACGCGGCGCTGGCGTGCTCGTTCATCGTGCCCCAAAAGCCCCAGGCATCGTTCTGGGTGGCGGGAATCTGGCTGGCGGTGGTCATCGTTGGCTCCTTGGGGTCTGATCGTTGCGACACCCGTAGTAACGCGCTGTTCGATTGAGAAGCCAAGCGGGTCTTGGCCTCTTTCTCGATCTTTCTGATCAGGCAATCCGGTAGATCCGCTCACCGCCCGGAGCCTTGTCCGAGACGATGGTCAGGCCGAGCTTCTTCTTGAAGGCACCGGCGAAGGTGCCGCGCACCGTGTGCGCCTGCCAGCCGGTCACACCGCAGATCTGAGAAATCGTGGCGCCCTCGGGGCGTTGCAGCATCCGGATAACTTCCGCCTGCTTGCTGTTCTCGCGGGTGCGCGGCATGGCCTGCACAGTGGCGGCGTCCTTGGCCCACGTGGCCTCTGCTGCCGTCACGGCGGCCTCGATCTCGGGGTCTGCCTCCAGGGTCGCAGGCGCGGGACGGGCGCGCCCCATCGCGTCGTAGCCCTCGGCAGCGACGAACCAGTCGGAGCCGTCGGTGGTGATCAAGGCGCGGTTGAACAGGCCGTCGAGCACCTTCTTGCGTGCGCCGCCTTTGATGTTGTCGGGGAACCAGTCGATCTTGCCGCCGGTGTGTTCGAGGGCGTAGGCCAGGATCGCGTGCTGGGCCGGGGTCAATTGCGTCGTGTTCATGTGCTGCTCCTTTGGAGTGGTTGATGGCGTGACCTGATGAACGCGCTGTTCGCGAGTGAAGCCAAGCGTTTTCTGCTTCTTTCTCAGTCCTGTTTGGCGGCTTGCTGGCCCGCCTCATAAGCGGCCATCAGGGCGCTTTTGACGCCCCAGACGCTGACCTCGTGGAAGTCCAGGCGATCGCTGTTGCGGGTCTCAAGGGTGTCGATGAACAGGTGGTCCAGCGCGATTTGCTGCAGCAGGTTTTCCAGGTCTTTGCCGGTTTGCTTGGTCATGTGCGTCTCCTGACGGCGTCGTTGATGGTGATGCCATGAACGCGCTGTTCCAGATGGAAGCCAAGCTCAATCCAGAGGAATAACGATCGAATGATTGAAGGAGCCGTCGGTTCTCACCATGGGCATTTCGATACGCGCTTATGCCCGTCACCGTGGCGTGACGGACACCGCCGTTCACAAGGCGATTCGCGCCGGGCGCATCACGCCGGAGGCTGACGGAACCATCGATGCCGACCGGGCGGATCGTGAGTGGGCGCGCAACTCCGATGTGCCCAAGGCAGGTACCCGCGCCAAGGCGGCCAAAGCGGTCGTGCCGGACGCCAGCACATCGCCGAACGATGGACCTGCCGCGTTACCCACTGGTGGCACGTCGTTGCTCCAAGCCCGCACGGTCAACGAAGTGGTCAAAGCGCAAACCAACAAGGTGCGACTGGCCCGCCTGAAAGGTGAGCTGGTCGATCGGCCCCAGGCCATAGCGCATGTGTTCAAGCTTGCCCGTTCCGAACGGGATGCCTGGCTCAACTGGCCTGCGCGCATTTCGGCGCAGATGGCTGCCAAGCTCGATGTCGATCCGCATGCCATGCACGTGGCCCTGGAAGCCGCAGTGCGCGAGCACCTGCAAGAGCTGGGCGAATTGCATCCTCGGGTGGACTGATGCTGGACGTGGATTACGACGGCGCGGCGGAAATCGAGCGCGCCTGGCGAGAAGGACTGACGCCAGACCCACTGCTGACCGTATCCGAATGGTCGGATCGGCATCGGATGCTTTCCAGCAAAGCGTCCGCCGAGCCGGGACGCTGGCGCACCAGTCGCACGCCGTACCTGAAGGCGATCATGGACTGCCTGTCGCCGACCTCGCCGGTCGAGCGCGTGGTGTTCATGAAGGCCGCCCAACTCGGCGCGACCGAGATGGGGTCGAACTGGATCGGCTACGTGATCCACCACGCGCCAGGACCAATGATGGCGGTCTGGCCGACAGTGGAAATGGCCAAGCGCAACTCCAAGCAGCGGATCGATCCCCTGATCGAGGAGTCGGGCGTTCTTGCAGAGCTAATCGCACCGGCCAGGAGCCGGGACTCGGGCAACACAATTCTCGCGAAGGAGTTCCGGGGCGGCGTCCTGGTGATGACGGGCGCCAACAGCGCAGTCGGACTGCGGTCGATGCCAGTGCGTTACCTGTTCCTCGACGAGGTGGACGGCTATCCGCTTGACGTTGAGGGTGAAGGCGACGCGATTTCACTGGCCGAAGCGCGTACCCGAACCTTCGCGCGCCGCAAGATTTTCATCGTCTCGACGCCAACAATCTCGGGCGCGAGCGCCATCGAACGGGAATATGAGGCATCTGATCAGCGCCGCTACTTTGTGCCCTGCCCACACTGCTCGCACCGGCAGTGGCTGCGCTTCGAACAACTGCGGTGGGAGAAAGGCCAGCCGGAAAGCGCCGCCTATGTTTGCGAATCTTGCGATGCGTCGATTTCCGAGCACCACAAGACCTGGATGCTGGAACACGGCGAGTGGCGCGCATTGGCACCAGAGAATGGCGCCAAGACGGCTGGCTTTCACTTGTCGTCACTCTACAGCCCAGTCGGCTGGCGCAGTTGGCGCGAGATCGCCGTCGCCTGGGAACTGGCTGTGAGCAAGGAGTCGGGTTCTGCGGCGGCCATCAAGACGTTCAAGAACACCGAACTGGGTGAGACCTGGGTCGAGGAAGGCGAAGCACCGGATTGGCAACGCCTCGTCGAGCGGCGCGAGGACTACCCGGTCGGATCGATTCCTCCCGGTGGACTCCTGCTGGTGGGCGGCGCGGATGTCCAGAAGGATCGCATCGAAGCCTCCATCTGGGCCTTCGGGCGCGGCAAGGAATCATGGCTGGTCGAGCATCGCGTGTTGATGGGCGATACGGCCCGCGATGCGGTTTGGAAACAACTGGCGGATCTGCTTGCGGAGAACTGGACGCATGCGTCTGGCGCGGCGATGCCGCTGGCACGATTCGCCTTAGACACTGGGTTTGCCACCCAAGAGGCCTATACCTTCGTGCGGGCCAGTCGCGACCCGCGCGTAATGGCCATCAAAGGTGTCGCGCGCGGCGCGGCACTGATCGGGACCCCCACCGCCGTGGATATTTCCAAGGGCGGCAAGAAGCTGCGCCGAGGCATCAAGGTGTTCTCGGTCGCCGTCGGCATTGCCAAGCTCGAGCTCTACAACAACCTGCGCAAATCGGCGGATGTGGCCGAGGACGGTATCACCGCGATCTATCCGGCCGGATTCATTCATCTGCCGCATGTGGACGCGGAGTTCATCCAGCAGCTCTGCGCGGAACAACTCATCACCCGACGCGACCGGAATGGCTTTCCCATCCGTGAGTGGCAAAAGATGCGCGAGCGTAACGAGGCGCTGGACTGCTACGTCTACGCCCGCGCAGCCGCTTCAGCTGCGGGACTGGATCGCTTCGACGAACGCCATTGGCGCGAGCTGGAGCGACACCTGGGGATGGCAGATCCGCCTGACCCCGTGACCACCACAACGACTGACGAGGCCACCCAACGCGGTGGCCTCGCTGTTTCTGGGCCAGGTCGCCGCGCACGCCAGTTGGTGCGCAGCCGCTGGCTCTCCTGACCAACAAAGGAAATCCCATGAGTTTGCAGACCCGCATCGAAAGCCTGGTGATTCGCATCGCCCAGGAGTTCAACACGCTCAACGGCAAGACCGGCACGCTGGCCAGCCTGACCACGACCGACAAGTCGAGCCTCGTGGCTGCGATCAACGAGCTTCAGTCCGCCGTCGTCAGTGGCACTGGCATCGACGACGCCAACGTGGCGCTGACCACCACCTACTCGTCAACCAAGATCGTCACGCTACTGGACACGCTCAAGGCTGAGATCCTGGGCGGCGCCGATGCTGCCTATGACACGCTGATCGAGATCCAGCAGTTATTGCAGGACGGGACCAGTGGTCTCGATGCGTTGCTGGCCGCCATCAACAACCGTGTGCGCTTCGATGCCGCGCAGACATTGACAGTGATCGAGCAGCAGCAGGCGCGCGAAAACATCGGGGCGATTGCGCTGAGCGCCATCGGAGATGCTGACACTGACTTCGTGGCCGTGTTCGAAGGGGCGCTTGCGTAATGTCTCTGTCCGAACGCATTGCTGCGCTCGCCTCCCGTGTGGGTCTCGAAGTGGGCACCAAGGCGAACCGCGATCACCCGGGAATCGCACGCGCTTGGGTGAGCTTTGGGTACATCAACGACCACATGGTGATGGTGAGTGCCTTCAACGTAGTGAGCGTCGAGCGCCTGGCCACGGGTCGCTACCGGGTTCGATTCTCGCAACCCATGCCGGATGCCAGCTATTGCTGGAGCGCGCTTGCGCGAAGCAGCACCGACAACGGCACACAGCGGATTGCGATCGTGCGCGCCAGCTCTGATGAGAAGACTGCCGAGTACGTCGATGTCTCCTGCGCCACGATGGCGATGTCGTTCGCCGATTCCACCGAAATCAACCTGGTGGTATATCGCTGATGGCCTACACGCAGTCTCAACTCGATGCGCTCGAAGCCGCACTGGCCAAGGGCGAGCGCCGCGTCAGTTTCGGCGACAAGACCATCGAGTACCGCACCGTCGAGGAGCTGGCTGCCGCGATTCGCGAAGTCAAGCGCGGCCTGTTCGAAGACGCCGTGGCCACCGGACTGTGGCCAGGTGCCCCGCGCCAGATCCGCGTCACGACCCGGAAGGCCACCTAATGAGCTGGTTCTCCAAACTTCGGCGCGGCATGTTTGGCGGCACGTCGCCGACTTACGACGGTATCGGCGGTGGTCGGCGGGCGCTTGCCTGGCAAGTCGGCAACCCCGGCGCGGTCGCCGCTCTAGCCTTTACCCAGAACGAGTTGCGCGCCAAGAGCCGGGATCTGGTGCGACGCAACGCGTGGGCGGCTGCCGGCGTGGAGGCCTTCGTCGCCAACGCGATCGGCACCGGGATCAAGCCGCAGTCGATGCTCGCGGACAACGCGCTGCGGGAATCCATTCACGCCCTCTGGTGGGACTGGTGCAGCGATGCGGACGCGGCTGGCGTGACCGACCTTTACGGTCTGCAGGCACTTGCCTGCCGGGCCATGCTGGAAGGCGGAGAAGTCCTGGTGCGGCTGCGCTATCGCCGACCTGAAGATGGTCTGGCAGTCGGCCTGCAACTTCAGGTGCTGGACCCCGAGCACTTGTCCACGACGATGAATCTTGAGCTTCCGTCCGGAAATGTGGTGCGGGCTGGCATCGAGTTCGATCGTCTCGGTCGGCGTATGGCCTACCACCTTTATCGCTCGCATCCCGGCGACGGAGCGCTGGCGCCGATGTCGGGCACCGGCGGCATGGATACCGTGCGCGTGCCAGCTTCCGAAATCATCCACCTGTTCCGTCCGCTTCGCCCTGGCCAGATCCGTGGAGAGCCCTGGTTGGCGCGAGCACTGGTCAAGCTCAATGAGCTGGACCAGTACGACGACGCCGAACTGGTGCGCAAGAAGACGGCGGCGATGTTCGCGGGCTTCATCACCCGCCTGGCGCCCGAAGACAACCTCATGGGCGAAGGGCTGGCGGACGCCAACGGCGTGTCCCTCGCAGGACTGGAACCCGGGACCATGCAGCTGCTGGAGCCTGGCGAGGACGTCAAGTTCAGCCAGCCGGCAGACGTCGGGGCCAGCTATGCCGAGTTTCTGCGCATGCAGTTCCGGGCGGTAGCGGCCGCGATGGGCATCACTTACGAGATGCTCACGGGCGACCTCACTCAGGTGAACTACTCCTCGATCCGCGCCGGATTGCTGGAGTTTCGCCGCCGCTGCGAGGCTATCCAACATGGCGTGATCGTTCACCAGCTCTGTCGACCAATCTGGCGAGCATGGATGGAACAAGCCGCGCTCGAAGGCGCACTCGATCTGCCCGGCTTCAGCGAACGCAAGCGGGACTATCTGGCCGTGAAGTGGATTCCGCAGGGCTGGCAGTGGGTCGATCCGAAGAAGGAGTTCGACGCGATGCTCATCGCGATTCGCGCTGGACTGCTTTCACGCTCAGAAGCCATTTCGGCCTTCGGTTACGACGCCGAAGACATCGACCGCGAGATCGCGGCAGACAACCAACGGGCCGACGAGCTCGGCTTGGTTTTCGATTCCGATCCGCGCCACGACAAAGCGCCCATCGCGACGCCCGCCCCGGCTCCGGCGCAAGAACCCCAGGACAACTGACATGCAGCTCGTACACCTGGCGTCCCGTCTCTACGGGACGCCGCTTCTCATTGCGCGTTCGAAACTGGACGTGATCCTGTCCGTCCTCGGCCCGCGCATCGGATTGCCCGAGATCGATGCTGCCGTCCCGCTTCCCACTTCGAAACCGGGCACTTCGGTCGGGCAGCCCGGCATCGCGATCATTCCCGTGCACGGCACCCTGGTACGACGGGCGATGGGACTGGAGGCGGCGTCTGGCCTGACCTCCTATGGGGAGATCGCGGCACGCCTCGACGCCGCGCTGGCGGACCCACAGGTCAGCGGCATCCTGCTCGACCTAGATTCGCCCGGCGGCGAAGCGGGTGGCGTGTTTGAGCTGGCCGAGCGGATTCGCGCCGCCAACGACATCAAGCCGGTCTGGGCGCATGCCAATGACTCCGCGTACTCGGCGGCTTACGCGATTGCCGCCGCCGCATCACGCCTGACCCTGTCCCAAACCGCCGGGGTGGGGTCCATCGGTGTTATTGCGCTGCACGTCGATCAGTCGGTCAAGGATGCCAAGGACGGCATCGACTTCACCGCAATCTACGCCGGCCACCACAAGAACGACTTTTCTCCCCATGCGCCGTTGTCGCCACAGGCGGCTTCCACCCTGCAGGCGGAAGTGGATCGGCTCTACGGAATCTTCGTCAGCCAGGTCGCGCAGATGCGCGGTCTGGACAGCGATGCCGTGCGGGCGACCGAAGCCGGCCTGCTCTTCGGCGAGGCTGCCGTGACGGCAGGCCTGGCTGACGCGGTGATGAGTTTCGACCAGGTCCTGATCGAGTTCTCCAACGCACTGGATGCCCAACGCCGGCTGGCGACACCCATTTCGGGCGCCGCGAAGCGCGGCCCGCTTGCCCGTGCCTCGCCCGCGTCACGGAACGCACGCCCGCAGATTTCCAGCCATCAACAGTCTCATTTGGAGAAAACCATGACCGATCACGAACAGCAGCCCCCTCTGGACGAATCCGAGGCGGAGACCACGCTAGACCCGGCAGATACCCCAGCGCAAGAACCCGACACTCCGCCCGTGTCCGCATCGCTCGTCGGTGCGCACACCAACGGCCGCATCGAGGCACAAGCCATTGCCGAGATCTGCCTGATCGCAGGCACGCCACAACGCACGGCGGAGTTCCTCGCCTCCGGGATGAACGAGGCCCAAGTTCGCCGCGCACTTCTCGAGGCCCGCGCTGAACAGCCAGAGATTGCCTCGCGCATCACCGCCGATGCGGGAACCACCGTGCGGCCGGAGAGCAGCCCGGTCGTTGCCGCCGTCAAGAAGCTCGCCACTAAGGAGTAAGCCATGTCTGCCATTCAGGAAACCAACAACCTCGGTGATCTCCTCAAGTACGAGGCCCCGAATCTCTATTCACGCGACCTGGCCACTGTCGCTGCCGGGCAAAACCTGCCGCTCGGCACCATCGTCGGCCGCGACAGCACGACCGGCAAGCTGAAAGCGCTCGACCCGGCCGCCACCGATGGCACTGAGAACGCGGTCGGCATGCTCGCCGCTGACGTGGACGCGACCCTGATCGACCGGGAAGACGCGCTGCTGATTTCCCGCCACGCCATCGTCGCCAGCCATGCCCTGGTGTGGCCGGTCGCCATCACCCCCACCGAGAAGGCCACCGCGATCGCTCAGCTCGAAGCGCGTGGCGTCCTCGTCCGAACCGCCGCCTGATCTAGGAGACAACCATGCAGAACCCTTTTACCAATCCCGCGTTCTCGATGGCGGCGCTCACGGCGGCCATCAACATTCTCCCCAACCGCTATGGCCGCATCGAGGATCTCGGCCTGATGCCGGCCAAGCCCGTGCGCCAGCGACAGGTCATCGTCGAGGAGATGAACGGCGTACTGAACCTGCTGCCGACCTTGCCGCCGGGCACCCCGGGGACGGTCGGTGTGCGCGGCAAGCGCACCTTGCGTTCGTTCGTGATCCCCCATATCCCGCATGACGATGTCGTCCTGCCGGAAGAGGTTCAGGGCATCCGCGCCTTTGGTTCGGAGACTGAAACAGAAGCCGTCGCGGGCGTCATCGCCCGCCATCTGGAGACCATGCGCAACAAGCACGCGATCACGCTGGAGCATCTGCGCATGGGCGCGCTCAAGGGCGTCATCCTGGATGCCGATGGCTCTGTGCTGTACGACCTGTTCGACGAGTTCGACATCACGCCGCAGACCATCGCCTTCGATCTCGGCAACGCCGGCACCAATGTGAAGGCGAAATGCCTCGCGACCCTGGCAGCGATCGAGGACAACCTCAAGGGCGAATTCATGACCGGTGTGCATTGCCTGTGCTCGCCCGAGTTCTTCGCCGCCCTGACTGGCCATGCCAAGGTCGAGAAAGCGTTCGAGAACTGGCAACAGGGCGCGATCCTGATCAACGACGTGCGCCGTGGCTTCACCTACGCCGGCATCACCTTCGAGGAGTATCGCGGACAGGCAACCGATCCCACCGGCACCACCCGTCGCTTCATCGCGGCTGGCGAGGCGCATGCCTTCCCGCTGGGCACGGTGGATACCTTTGGCACTTACTTCGCACCGGCGGACTTCAACGAGACGGTGAACACCATCGGGCAGACGCTCTATGCCAAGCAGGAGCCGCGCAAGTTCGATCGGGGCACCGACCTGCATACCCAGTCGAATCCGCTGCCCATGTGCCACCGCCCCGGTGTGCTCGTGAAACTGACGGTGTGACGGTGCGTATCGAGGATTTCTACGACGCCGCTGGGCGGTCTGGCTTGCTGGTGGATGCGGAAATCGATGGCCACACCGTAGCCGTCGATTTCCGCTCGCCAGACGAGACCGTACTCGACGGGCTTGCCCTGTCTGCCGATTACACGATCCGATTTCCAGCCTCGGCACTGCCGAGCCTGGAGGCAGGAGACACCGTGTCCATCGCAGGCAGCCTCTACCGCGTCCGCGATATCCGCAGCATCGGCGACGGCAGCGAACGCCGCGCTTCACTCTCTCGACCCTGAGGACTCCGGCTCATGAACTCCATCCGCGAGCGCATCTTGCGGGAGGTCGTTGCGCGCCTCACTGCCGGGGTGGCGCCCACGCAGGTACTGCGCTTTCCGACCGTACCGGTGGCGCGCGAGGCCAGCCCCGCGCTGCTGCTATTTGCCGAAGGCGACAGCATCACCGCGCATGCCAACAACCTCGTCGACCGGCTGCTGATGTTGCGTTTGGTAGCCGTGGCTCGTGGGGACGATGCCTTCGATCAAGCCGATCTGGCCGTCGTCGCCGCCCACGCGGCCTTGATGAGCGACACCAACCTTGGCGGTCTAGCGCTGGCCCTGCGCGAGGTGGATTGCGAGTGGGACCCAGAGGACGCCGACGCCGGAGCCGTGGCGCTGCCTGCTCGTTACGAGATCCGCTACCGCACCCACGCACTTGACCTGACCCGAACTGGATAGCCCGACATGAACATCGAACTACTGAAACCCCATACCCATGCCGGCGTCTGCTTCGCGCCGGGCGATCTGCTCGTCCTCGACGAGGCCGCTGCACGCTGGCTGATCGCTGCTGGCGTCGCCAAAGCCACCGACGGGCTCGATGAGCCGATCGGCAAACCTCAACCCACTGCACGCAAGGGAGACTGACCATGCCTTACTTCTCTGGACAAGGGCGCGTATACATCGGCGCCCGCGACATCACCGGCAAGCCACAGGGCTTGAACTACGTGGGCAACGTGCCCGAGCTTAAAGTCTCTCTCTCGGTGGAGACCTTGGAACACCAGGAATCCACCAGCGGCCAACGCCTGACCGACCTGCAGCTGATCAAGACCAAGAAGGGCGAGTTCGCCTGCACGCTGGAAGAGCTGATCGCGGTCAACCTGGGCTTGGCGTTGTACGGCACGACCACTGACCAGGTCAGCGGCACGGTGACCGCCGAGGTGCTGCCTAACCCCGTCACCCTGGGAAGTCTTTACCTGCTGGCCAAGCAGAACGTCTCGACAGTGGTGGTCAAGGATTCCACCGCCACCCCCAAGACGCTGCCGGCAGGCCAGTACACCCTCAACGCCAAGCACGGTTCGCTGGCGATCAACGACAAGACCACCGGCGGCCCCTACGTGGAGCCGTTCAAGGTGGACTACGCCTACGGCGCAGCACAAAGCACGGCGATGTTTACTCAGCCGCTGCCTGAGCGTTGGGTACGTTTCGAGGGCCTGAACACGGCGGATGGCAACCGCGAGGTCGTGATCGATCTCTACCGCGTGGCCATCAACCCTGCCAAGGAGCTCTCGGTCATCACCGACGAACTGCTCAAGTTCGAGCTGTCTGGTCAGGTTCTGGCCGACACGCTCAAGCCCGCGACCGGCGACCTGGGCCAGTTCGGGCGCATCGTGTTGCTGTGAGGTGAATGATGAGCGACTTCGATGCATTTCCTCCCACTCCGCAATCCTTGGTAATCGCGGGTATCGCGCTGGAGATCACACCGATTCGTGTCGGCGAAATCCCGGCGCTCCTCGCTGCGGTTCGGCCCTTCGCTCACCGGTTGGTCGACGGCGAGCCGGATTGGCTCGAACTGCTGGCCGACCACGGCGAAGCGCTGATCAAAGCTATCGCCGTGGCCTCGCGCCAGCCCCAGGACTGGGCGGCGGCATTGACGATGGACGATGCCATACGCCTGGCCACCACCTTGTTCGAGGTGAATGCGGATTTTTTCGTGCAGCGGGTGGTGCCGACGATCCAGCACGCCGCCGCCCGGATCAACGCACAAATGAGCGGTCCCTTGGCTGGGCTCACGCCATCCACCGTTTGATCCATGCCGGACACCGGCTGCCGGATGTCCTGGACTACACGCTCGCGCAGATGACTGCGTTTCTCGATGCCGAAGCGCGTCGTGACCGTGAGCACGCCAGTCTGCTTCTTGGGGTGACGGCGGTGGCCAGCCAAGGCGACAAGCGATCCATCGAACGGCTACAGCGGGAGCTCGATCGTGAAGATTGATCTGACCGCCTCAGGACTGTTCGATGCTCGGCAATTCAATGCCTGGTCCACCGAGCGCCGCGATGCCATCCGGTCGGCGCTCAAGCGCGGTATGCAATCCGGTGGCCGCGAAGTACGCGACGCGGCACGCACACAGATGCGCGGTGCGTTCAACGTCAAGCGCAACAGCTTCGTCTCCTCGATGCAGGCCAAGGTGCTGGACAAGAAGACCGATCGCCTGCCGGCCTTGCTGGTGGGCAGCAAGATCCCCTGGCTGGGTTTGCACGAAAAAGGCGGCACGGTCTCCGGCAATCTGCTGATCCCGCTGCTTCCTGGACGGATCGGGCCTAAGCGCTTCAAGGCAGTGGTCGATGGCTTGCTGCGATCAGGCAACGCGTTCTTCGTCGAGAAGAACGGCAAGGTCATCTTGATGGCCGAGAACATCCGCGAGAACGCCTCCCAACTCACCCGCTTCAAGCGGGCCGAGCGCGCTCGCACTGGCGCCAAACAGATCAAACGCGGCCAGGAGATTCCGATCGCCGTGCTGGTCAAGTCCGTCTCCCTCAAGCGGCGGCTGGACCTGACCGGCGCTGTCCAGCGGTCCCTGCCGCGTTTGGCAGGCGCAATTCAGAAAGAACTGGCGAAATCCTGATGGCAAACAACCGCGCACAACTGCTGATCACTGCCGTCGACCAGACCCGTGGCGCCTTCGATTCCATCAAGCGCAATCTGGGTGACCTGGGCAACGCGGCGCGATCCATCAATGGATTGCTCGGCACGCTCGGCCTTGCCGTATCGGCGGCCGGTCTCGGCGCGATGGTCAAGGCCTCGCTCGACTCGGCGGACTCGCTGTCCAAGCTGTCGCAGCGGGTCGGGATCACTGTCGAGTCGCTTTCCACCCTGATCCCAGTCGCGGATCTCGCCGGCGTCTCGGGAGAAAAGTTCGAAGGTGGCTTGCGCAAGCTCGCCACCCGCATGCTCGATGCGGCCACCGGATCGGACGAGGCAGCGCGAGGATTCGCTGCGGTCGGCGTCGCCGTTCAGAACCAGGACGGAACGTTGCGCGCGACGGATCAGGTCCTGCTCGACCTGACCAACCGCTTCAAGGCAATGCCCGATGGTGCCCAGAAGACCGCGCTCGCGGTGGATCTCTTCGGCAAATCGGGCGCCGACCTCATCCCGTTCCTCAACCAGGGGCGTGATGGCGTCGAGGCGCTGACGACGGAGTTGCAAGCCCTGGGCGTGCAGATTGGTGGCGACACCGCTGCACAGGCCGAGGTGTTCAACGACTCGCTCGCCAAGGTGCGACTGGCGATCACCAGCATCGGCAACCGAGTGATCGAAGCATTCCTGCCGGCCATGAACGACATGGCCAACGGGATGGTGGAGTCGGCGAAACAAGGTGGCTCGCTGCGCGCCATCCTGGACGGCGTGGTGCTGGTGCTCAAAACCCTGGCGCTGGGTGCCGCCACCGTAGGCAAGGCATTCGTGGCGCTGGGTGAAGCGATCGGGGCTGGCATGGCGGCCGCCGTCGAGGCGCTATCTGGCAACGTGTCTGGTGCCAAAGCCATCATCACGGAACTCAAAGGCAGTCTGGTTCAGCGTCTGGACGAACTCGCCGATTTCCGGAACAGCCTGTTCGACCCGAAGCCGATCGAAGTGCGTGCGCCGGCAATCGTTGCCGATCCCACTCTGATCGATCGTCTGCGCACTCCAGGAAGGGCCTCCGGAGACAATGGGGCTGCCCGGTTGGCGTTGGCCAAGGCACTGGCCGATGCCGAACTGAAGCTGCTCAAAGATGCGCTGGATCGGCAATCACGCGACCTCGAGGAGACGCTCGAAGGGCGCTTGATCTCGTTGGCGGACTACTACGCCGCCAAGAGCGCATTGGAAACCCGCGAGATCGATGCCGAGATCGCCCGCACGCGATCCTTGCTTTCCGAGCAACAGCGTATCGCCACATCGGGATCTGACGAGGGCGCGCGACTCAAGGCCAAAGCCGAGGTAGCGAAGATCGAGGCCGATCTCATCGTGCTCAACAACAAACGAGCCGATGTCGAAGTCGCGAACGCACGCAAGGCCGCCGATGCCGAGCGCGAATTGGCCGATGCGCTGACCCAGGCCCGCGAGGAACTGGCGCAGATCACCGGGCAATCCGGTGCCGCCGATCGTCGAGCCGCGATCGAACGCGGCTACCGCGATCTGAAGGCACGTCTGTTGGCCGAGAGCAACGCCGACGGCGTGTCACTGATCGATCGGCTGATCGACGTGAAAGCGGCGCAAGCCAACCTGGCGGCGCTGGAAGTCGAGTGGCGGCTGGTAACCGAACGACTGCGCAATGCGCAAGAAGCCATTCAGACGCAACAGCAGGCGGGATTGCTGACTGAAGCACAGGCCCGTCAGCAGATCGTCGCCCTGCAGCAGCAGTCGGCCACCGAGATGGAGCGCCTGCTGCCGACCATGCAGCAGGCGGCGCAAGCCATCGGCCCCGATGCGGTCGTTCGGGTGCAGGCATGGCGCAACGAACTGGAACGCACCAAGCTGGTCGTCGATGAAATGGCGCCGCTGTGGAACCGCATCGGCGAGAGCTTTGGCGGTGCGCTCAACGGGATGATCACCGGTGCGCAAACCTGGCGCAGCGCTCTCGCCTATATCTTCCAGCAAGTGGCCGACGCCTTTTTACAACAGATCGTGATTCAGCCTTTCCAGCAGTGGATCGCGATGCAGGCACGGATGCTGGCGATCAAGCTGGGCTTCGTGCAGCAGGAACAGGCCGTGGACGCAGCGGCTAGCGCCACGACCGTCGCGCAGAAATCGGCGGAGACCACCGCCGTGGTCTCGATGGACGCTGCCAAGGCGGGCGCCGGTGCGGCGGCTTCACAAGCCTCAATCCCCTATGTGGGGCCGGCGCTTGCAATAGCGGCGATGGTCGCCATGGTCGCGGCGGTGATGGGACTGCTCGGCAACACGAAGAAGTTCGCCTCGGGTGGGTTGGTGACAGGTCCTGGCACTTCGACCTCGGACTCGATCCCGGCGCGTCTGTCTGCCGGTGAATTCGTCATGAATGCCGCTGCGGTGAAACGGGTCGGCGTGGATTTCCTGCACTCCATCAACGGCCTGTCGTCCGGGCCGCGCGTCACAGGCCATGGTCTGGCGTTCGCCGCCGGCGGGTTGGTGCCGGAAGCACCGCCCCAACAGGCACAAGGGCAAGCAGTGCGCATCGTCAATGTCATCGACCCGGCGATGGCCGCCGATTACCTCAACTCGTCCTCGGGCGAAAAAACCATTCTCAACATCCTGCAACGCAACGCCGGCGCGGTGCGGCAGGTGCTGGGCTGACAGAAACACCGAATCTACCAAGGACCACACGCATGACTGCCTATGTCGGCTTCGTCGACAACACGACGATGCTCGCCCACCAGCAAATGCTCGAAACGATCCGCGACGTCTGCCTGGCCGAGGGTTGGACCATTCTTCGCTACGACACCGGCATCACGAACCGGGAGCTGCTGATGATGGCACCCGGCCTGTCAGGTACCGAGCAGATTTTCTGTGGGGTCTACTGCTACCAGGACAGCAACGCGGACTACTACAACCTGGCGGTGGCAACCATGAAAGGCTATGTCGCGGCCAACTCGTTCCTGACCCAGCCAGGCATTTCGCCGGTGCTTGGTGTGCCTGCCCACAACCAGCGCATCGACTACTGGCTCTCCGTGAATGGTCAGCGGCTGAATGTGGCGATGAAGGTTGGCACGCCGGTCTACGAATCCTTCGGCATCGGCAAGTTCTTCCCCTACGCATCTCCGGGCCAATACCCCCAGCCGCTATTCGCGGCCGGCATGCTGACCAGCGCATCGGCCACGCGCTACTCCGAGACGACCCACACCATGCCGTGGAAAGGCAATCGCAACAACCTGCGCATGCATTTCAACGACGGCACCTGGAAGGCGCCGCTCGCCACGCCCTGGGGCCAATCGACGATGGCCAATGCCTGCCGTCCGGCGGAGACCACTTACGCACTCTATCCGGTGATGCTCTACGACTCCGGAAACATCTACGGCGCGCTGGACGGGATCTACCACATCACCGGGTTCGACAACGTCGTCGAGAACACCCTCGTCATCGACGGCAAGAACTACGTCGTCATCCAGGACGTCGGCCGCACATCGTTTGGCGACTACATCGCGCTGGAGCTCTCCTGATGCCTTACGTCACCGGACTGGCTAACAGCGCCAACGATCTGCTCAATGCCGTGGTCACTGCCGGAACCGACAACGGTTGGTCCTGGGACGCCGGCAACAGCATGCTCTACAAGGGCGATATCTACGGTCGCCTGACGGTCAGCGGCTTGAACCTCCTGGTGCAGGCCGCCCTTGGCTACTCCGGCGCCACCCTGAGCACGCCGGCTGCCAAACTGGTCGGCATCACCAACCGGCTGGGGCAAGCGGGCAACACGCTGCTGAGCTACCCGGTGACCTACCACATCTTCGTGCACACGGCCCCGGACGACATCATCGTGGCCGTCAACTACCAGGTGATGTGGTGGCAATGGCTGGCGATCGGCCAGGCCCGCGGCTTTGGCGTGCTCGGCAACGCCGTGTGGCATTGGGGCACCGCGACCTCCGACATCAGCAGCAGCGCCGGTGTGGCGATCGACTCGAATGGCAGCACAGGCAGCGGTGGCGGCAACACCTCGGGCGCACCGTTCTGGCAATCCAACGACACCACTGGTGTCCAGAACAGCTCGATCTACCTGAACTTCAACGGACACGGCTGGTGGAACAACCCCGTGGGCGTCTCCACGGCGAATCCGAATAATGCCCGCGCCACCATCGCGGTTCCCACGCTGCTGCTGACCCAGCCGAACAACTGGAACGGAGAGGCCGTGCTGACGCGCATCCACATCATGGCGGCGCAGCCCTCCAGCTTCTGGTCGCATGTCGCGGAGCTCCCGCATCTGCGCATGACCCGCAACGACAACATCGATGACGGCCAGATCCTGACGCTCGGCTCGGAGCGCTGGTTCATTGCGCCGGTGTATCGAAAAAACACCGCGAGCCGAGCCGCGTCGCCATACAACGGCGCGACCCATTCGGGAACGATCGCGATGGCCGTCCGCTACGACGGCCCCTGATCCTCCACCTTCACCTCAACCGAGAGCTTTGACATGCCCGTCCTGACAGGCATGGTGCTCGATCGCGCCCAGGCTGGCTCACTGAACCCGCTCCTGAGTGTCGACGGGTATCAGGTTGCCGCGATCTATCCGTACACCGCCAGCGATACGCCACGGGCGGAGAATGGCTCGCGGATCTACGCCGCCGACATCTCGGTGCCGGCGCAGCGGGCGCTGACCGGCATCCAGGTGCCGAGCTACTTCGAGGATTACTACTTCAGGGTGCACCTGCTGCCGGGGCGCATCAATCTCGGCAGCCTGGCCTCGGAGCAAAGCCGCACGATCGAGGTCTGGAATGCGAAGCTGACATCGAACAACCTGGCCTCGATCACCGCCACCGGGGCGGATGGCATGACGCTGACCGGTCCAGCGCCGGCGCCGACCGTGTTTGCCGCCAATGAATCGCGGCTCTATACGCTCGCGGTCACGCCGAATGGGCCGCCTACCGTGAACGCGACGTTCGTTTTCGCGTTTGCCCTCGACAGCTCCACCTTGCTGGCGACCGGACGTCGCATCGTCGGTTGGATCTTTGCGCCGAACTGGGTACAGCCGGTTGTCGAGCGGTTGGAGTGGCTCACCGATGTGATGGAGTCTCATGCTGGGTATGAGCAGCGCGTGCGTTTGCGCGCTGGGGCCAGGCGCAGCTTCGAGTACAGCGCCCTCGTTGGCTCGGACACCGAGCGCGTGAAGATGGAGAACCTGTTGCTGTCCTGGCAGGCACGGGTGTTCGGCTTGCCGCTTTGGACAGATGTCGCGCTTGCAGCAAACCCCATTCCTGCCGGCGCGACGTCCATTTCCGTGACGACTGCGAATCGAGACTTTGCCGTCGGCGGCTTGGTGGGACTGGTTCTGGGAACGGAATCCGAGTTCGCCGAGATCACGGCGGTCCTGCCCACGTCGCTGACCATCAAGAGCCCGCTGGACTCGACCTGGCCGGTCGGCACCAAGATCCTGCCGGTGCGGCCCGCCCGTGTGCAGAACGAACTCGGCCTGACCTACTTGAGCGATGCCATCGGCCGGGCCACGGTCCGCTTCCAACTCGAGGACGAGTGGTTGCTGCCCGCTGCCACCGAAACGTTGGATTACCGGGGCTACCCCGTCCTGCTCACCGCGACCAACTGGACCGAGGACGTTGATACCGACTACGCCCGCAAACTCAACGAACTGGACTTCCTGACAGGCCGGCGTGCAATCGATGACCTGTCCGGCATTGGCACCGTGCGCCGGACGCATCGCTGGCTGATCAGCGGACGCGCCGCGATCGCGTCGTTCCGGTCCTGGCTGGCCGCTCGCGCCGGCAGACTGACGGCGTTCTGGATGCCCAGCTTCCAGTCCGACCTGAAGGTGGTGAGCCCCATCGGCGCCTTCGACTCGGCCATCACCGTGGAGAACCGCGCCTACGCCGCCAACGTGCCGGCCGCCGTTGGGCGGCGCGACATCATGATTGCGACGGCATCCGGCAGCCGCTACTACCGGCGCATCACGGGCGCGACAGCTCTTACACCCAGCACTGAAAGCATCGCGATCGACAGCGTGGTGGGCGCGGCACTGCTGCCCGAGCAGATCCGCCATGTGTCGTTCATGAAACTGGTGCGCCTGGACAGCGATGCCATCGAACTGGCTCACCACACTGACGATATGGCGGAGGTGTCCATCTCCGTCAAAAGCATTCGGGATGACACATGACCTACGCCAGCCGGGAAGCATCCACGGATGCCAGTAGTCCAGTGGAGTTGTACGAGTTTCGCCGAGGCGGTGAAACCTGGCGTTACACCAGCGCCGCACAGGATGCGACGTATGCGACCTACAGCTACAGCGCTGTGCCAATCAGTCGCGGGAGCATCGAACAGACCACGGAGATCGGTAAAGCGGGGCTGCGCATCACCTTTGCGCGTGATGTCGAGGTTGCCCAGGGCTTCATCTCGACACCGCCGTCCGAAGTCACCTTGCTCACGCTGTATCGGCAACATCGCGGTGATGGCGAGACGGTCGCGGTGTGGATGGGACGTGTGCTCAACGCGGAATGGCGCAAGTCGATCGTCGAACTCAACTGCGAACCGGTCTACACCAGCCTGCAGCGCATCGGCCTGCGGCGGTTGTATCAACGCAACTGCCCGCATGTGCTTTATGGAACGGCGTGCGGCGCAAGCGCGGTCGTGTTTCGGGTCGCTGGGACGGTCACCTCGATTGCCGGCACCTTGCTGAGTGTTCCGGCCGCTGCAGGGTATGCCGGCGGGCACTTCGCGGGCGGCTACGCGACATGGGCAGCCAACGGCATCACCGAAAAACGCATGATCGTCGGCCACAACGCCGATGCCATCACCTTATCGGCCGTGCCACCGGGACTCGCCATCGGCGATGCCATCTATCTGTACCCCGGCTGCGATCGAACTTTGAACACCTGCCACGCGAAATTCGGCAACAGCGCCAACTTCGGCGGATTCCCGTTCATTCCGACCAAGAATCCCTTCGGTGGCAGCCCGATTTACTGAGACCAAGTAGCCGAGGGATTCCCATGTGGGCCGCCATTGCCGTTCTGATCGTCAGCGTACTGATTCAGTACGCGTTGCAACCCAAAACACCACAGCCCCAGGCCGCAGAACTCAAAGACTTCGATGCGCCGACCGCCGATGAAGGCCGTCCCGTGCCGGTCGTGTTCGGCAGTGTGCTGGTGAAGAGCGCCAACGTGGTGTGGTACGGCGATCTGCGCACCACACCGATCAAATCCAAAGGTGGAAAGAAATGACCGACATTCTGGTGACCCATGGCGACATGCGTCGTCTGGGCTATTGCAATCGTGGCGCGCGGGGGTGGTTCGCGCGCCATCAGCTCGACTGGAGCCTGTTCATCGACCAGGGGCTTCCCGCGCCCATGTTGCTGGCAACTGGGGACAGCATGGCCGAGGACGTAGTCGCCGCCGCCCGAGAACGCATCGCCTCCGAGGTGAACGATGGGCGGTAGCAGCAAATCGCAGACGGTCGGTTACCGCTACTACCTGGGGATGCACCTCGCCATCTGCCACGGTCCGGTCGATGCCATCACGGAGATCCAGGTCGGTGAGCGCCAGGCCTGGAGCGGCAATCTCACCGCCAGTGGTCGGATCACGGTCAACATGCCCGAGTTGTTCGGCGGCGAGAAACGCGAGGGTGGTGTCTCCGGCGCCATCGATGCCGCCTTCGGTCAGACGGCGCAGACACCGAATGATTACCTCGTCTCGAAGATCGGCTCGCCGCAGCCAGCCTATCGCGGGATTCTGAGCTTGATTCTGCGGCAGGTGTACATCGCCGCGAACAACCCCTACATGAAGCCATGGGCAGTGCGCGTGAAGCGCTGCTTCCGCGACTGGTACTCCGCAAAGGCGGAAATCAGCGGCGCCGCCAACCCCGCGCACATCGTCTACGAGTGCCTGACAAACGCCGCCTGGGGCATGGGCTATCCGACGGCCAGCATCGATGACGCTTCGTTTCGCGCGGCGGCTGATGTGCTCTCCAACGAAGGCTTTGGCCTGAACATGATCTGGCTGCAGCAAAGCAAGATCGAGCAGTTCATCAAGGAAATCATGGATCACATCGGCGGCGTGCTCACGACATCGCCGTCGACCGGGCGCTTCGTCCTGAAGCTGGTGCGCGCCGACTACAACGTCTCGACGCTGCCAATCCTGAACCCGGACAACGTCATCGAACTGGAGAGCTTTCAGCGTGCTGCTTGGGGTGAGACGACCAACGAGATCGTGCTCATCTACACCAAGCCAGACACCTTCAAAGAGACCAGCATCGCGGTCCAGGATCTGGCCAACATCCAAGCGCAGGGTGCCGTGGTATCACAGACACGGCGCTACCCGGGCATCACATCGGACAGCCTTGCTGCCCGGGTCGCCATGCGCGATCTGGCCGTCGTCTCCACGCCGCTTGCCAAGGTCCGCTTGAAGGTGAACCGCGCAGCCTGGAATCTCTATCCGGGTGATGTGTTCAAGCTGGAGTGGCCAGCGCTCGGGATCGCCGGTCTGGTGATGCGGATTGCAGGCGTCGATGGTGGCTCACTCACCAACGGCGCCATCAGCATCGACGCGGTCGAGGATGTGTTCGGACTGCCCTCGGCGGCCTACACCGCCTCGCAGCCCACGGGATGGACCGATCCAGTTCCCGCGCCGACGGCGACCACGCCTCGGCGTCTGGTCGAGGCCCCGTACTGGGACGTTGCCCGTGCACTGTCCGCAGCAGAGCTGGCCTACCTCGATGCCACCGACTGCTTCCTGCAGACTCTGGGCGGGCGCCCAGTGCCGGGTGCCATGAACTACGACTTGTATAGCAAGACAAGTTCGGCCTCGACTTACAACCAGCGCGGCCAAGGGGAGTTCTGCCCCACGGCGGTGTTGGCTTCCAGTCTCGCGCAAGAGGTGACGAGCACGGCCACCTACAGCGGCGAACTCGACATCGATCTGGTCGCTACCGGGACCTATGCCTACATCAACGACGAAGTCGTCCTGGTCACTGCGATCAACACGACCACTCAAAGCCTGACGCTGACCCGTGGCGTTATGGATTCCGTGCCGGTCAGCCACGCAGTAGGCAGCCGGATCTGGTTTGCCGATGGCGCGCAAGGCGTCGACCCGACCGAATACGTTACTGGCGAAACGGTCAATGCTCGTCTGCTCACCGTGACCGGAAAAGGCACGCTGGCGCTGGCATCGGCTCCCACCGACTCCCTCGCGATGAACCGCCGGCAAAACCGGCCATACCCACCGGGCAACGTCAAGATCAACAACGTGGCCTACCCAGCAGTCGCCAAGGGTGACCTGGTCATCTCCTGGGCCCACCGGGACCGGCTGAGCCAGACGGTGAGCCTGGTGCCCCAGACCAACGGCAACATCGGCCCCGAGGCCGGCGTGACGTACACGCTGCGCATCTACGGGGAAGCGGGCAGCCTGCGGCGTACCTACAGCGGCCTGACCGGCACCAGCCAGACCTACACCTTGGCGGACGACACCGCCGATTCCGGTCTTGGCCGACCCAATGCTGCGCTGCGAATCGAGCTCGAATCCAACCGCTCCAGCGTGATCAGCCTGCAAAAGCACTCAATCTCCTTCGAGCGCGCCGGCTACGGACTTTCCTACGACAAATACTACGGAGGCATCTGATGCCCGCAATCACTGACCCGAATCTGGGACTCAACTACGGCTGGACGCTCGGCGAAAGCGGCTGGGGCGCCGGCATGGACGCCAACCTGAAGCGGCTGGGCGCCGTCGTCAGTCTGTCGGTCAAAGACCGCGACCTGGCCACACCACCTGCCAGCCCGGTTAACGGCGACCGTTACCTCATTCCCGCTGGCGCAACCGGCGTCTGGAGCGGCAAGACCGATCAGATCGCGGCGCGCATCGCGGGCGTCTGGGAATACCACATCCCTAAAGTCGGTTGGCTCTGCTTCATCGAGGACGAGGCCGTGCTCTCGGCCTACAAGGCCACTGGCTGGAGCCCCGGCATCGCGATCTGAACCCATTCCACCGAACCCCAGAAACCCGCCCTCGTGGCGGGTTTCGCATTTTTGGAGCCTGCCCATGACCGATCCACAAAAACCTGCTCTGGTCGACAACATGCTCCTCCTGCGCAAGGAGGACTTCGACGACCTGCTGGAACGCGCCGCTGAACGCGGCGCTAAGCGAGCCCTGGCCGATGTTGGCCTGGATGGCGACGACGCGGCTCACGATATCCGTGAACTGCGCGGACTCCTCGACGCCTTCAACACCGCCAAGCACACCGCATGGCAGACCGTCATCAAGATGGTCACCACCGGATTCCTGCTGGCATTGGTGGCAGGCGCGCTCATCAAGCTCAAGGTGTTCGGAGGTGGCCAATGATCGAGACTCTGCTTGGTGGTTTACTCGGCGGCGCTTTCCGCCTGGCGCCCGAACTCCTCAAGTGGCTCGACCGCAAGGGCGAACGCGGCCACGAACTGGCGATGCAGGACAAGGCACTGGAGTTCGAGAAGCTGCGCGGTGCGCAGCGTATGGACGAAATAGGTGCCGGTGCCGATGCCGCGTGGAACGTGGGCGCGATCGAGACCCTGCGCGAAGCAGTCCGCACCCAGGGTGAGAAAACTGGCGTCCGCTGGGCGGATGCCCTGTCGAGTAGTGTGCGTCCGGTCATCACTTACTGGTTCATGGCGCTGTACTGCGCCGCCAAGACGGCCGCCTTTGTTGCTGCCATTGAGGGTGGTGCCGACTGGGGCGTCGCCATTCTCCACGCCTGGACCGAAGCCGACCAGGCACTGTGGGCGGGCGTGCTGAACTTCTGGTTCATCGGACGCGTATTCGACAGGGTGCGGCCGTGATCGAGGTACCCAAAGCGGCCATCAAACTGGCCAAGCGCTTCGAAGGGTTTGAACGCAAGGTCAGGCGTGGCGTCGAGATCAAGGCAGTCCCCTACCTTTGTCCCGCAGGCTTCTGGACGATTGGTTACGGCCATCTCTGCGATCCCAAACACCCACCGATCACGGAGGCCGACGCCGGGGTCTATCTGGCGCGCGATCTACAGACGGCACTGGCGGCGACGCTGCGCTACTGCCCGGTGCTGGCGACTGAGCCCGAGGAACGATTGGCAGCCATCGTGGACTTCACGTTTAACCTCGGCCCGGGGCGACTGCAGACGTCGACTCTGCGGCGAAGGATCAATCAACAGGATTGGGTTGCAGCAGCGCAAGAACTGCGCCGTTGGGTGTACGGGGGCGGGAAGGTTTTGCCTGGACTGGTTGCACGGCGTGAGGCCGAATGCCGCTATCTAGCCGCATCTTCCTCGTAACGGAGCAAGAGACACGCTTTTACGTTCCCTGCGCACACGGGACCGTGTAAACTGGCCTTTATATCTCAAAAATGATCTCTAGGACAAGACTCGACCAA